GATCCGCCAGACGCTGCCGGGATCAAGGGTAGGCCGGAGCGCCCGCCACCAAAGAGGAAACCCGCGCCGCCCTTTGGTCCACTGATCAAAGAGCGCGCCCCCCACTGCCCGCGTGACCGGGCAACCGCTTCCTCTGTTCGCTTTTGCTTCTCGCGCCCAGCCATCATTGCCAGCTCGCGCTTGCGCTGTTCACGCGCAGCCGCGGCCTCCTGCTCGAGCGCAGTTTCTTCGGCAGTCTTGGGTGGTGCCTTGGGAGCTTTGACGCACATGCAAGGCGATAGGCCACGCCAGCGCCGCTGTCACAATGGACTAGTCTGCCGCCGCCTGGAGGTTTGCCGCCAGCCCAACACATCAAACGACTTGCGCGCCACGACCGGCTTGGCGTTCGAAGTGTCGCCAACCAGCAGCTTGCGGCTCTCCCCGCCCCCGCACATGCCATATTGCAGCGCGTCATGCGGGTGGCTGAACTTGTTCTTGTCGGGCCGATCGTCGTAGCGCTCGGCACCGGAGACTTGCAGCCGCTTGTAGGCATAGCCGCCTGCAAAGCCGCGGATCAGCGTGGTGCAGCCAGGATCGATCAGGAAGCCGGGCTTGCCTTCGATCAGGCGGGTCAGGCCAGCAGATACGGCCTCGATCCGGACCACCGGGTCATTGGTCGGCGCAGCGCGCGCCTTGAGGCCAGCAGTGCGCAGGATCTGGAACGGTGTCGTCTCGTCGGTCTGGGCGCGGTAGTCGCCAGCCGGATCGCCCCATAGCTGGAAGGTGAAGCCAGGAAAGTTCTGCTGCATATCGCGGCGCAAGAGGTCGGCAAACTTGGCCGCGCCCATGTCCTGCGCTACCAGTTCGCGCAGGATCAGCCAGCGCCCGCGCACCAACTGCATGTAAACCGCCGAGGGCGTCAGGCCGAAGTCGATGCCAATGATGATCGGGATGCCGGCCGCAGGAACCAGCGGCTCCTTGGCAACGTGCATGGCATAGTCGAAGTCGGCATAGACCGGCTTGCCATCGTTAAGGCTGCCCAGCTCGTTGAGCACGTAGACCTGGATCCAGCTGCGCGTCTTGCCCTTGATGATCGAGGGGTAATAGGCCGGCGTCAGGTTGTGGACGTTCTCGGCTACCGGGTTCATCTCGTAGCTGGTGATGATCCCCTCGTCGTCGCGCACCGGGCGCATCCCGCCCGGCTGGGTGAAGAACTCCCAGGTGTCCGGCTTGATCAGCATGAGCGCTTCCTCGCGCGTCAGGTGATCGGGTACCGGCGCTTCGCCCGCCATGATCGGCCACCAATGATCTTCGTCCGGCGCGTTGGTATCGGCAATCACCCCATACCAGGTCGGCCCGCCATCCTTCATCGACGGGAAGCGGCCGACGCGCATGGTGCAGGCATCGACGATTGCCTTGGGCACTTCGCGCGCTTCATTGATGAACACACCGGTGAGCTCGAGCGACAGCAGCTTCTTCACATCTTCCGGCTTGTCGAGCGCCAGGAAGATCACCTCCATGTCAATGTCGCCCACCTTGACGTGGTGCGTGAACGGCGGCGACCAGTTGAACTTGCCCCACACATCTTCGGGAAACCAGTCGAGCCAGGTCTTGATCGTCGTAGTCTTGAGCTGCGGGTTGGTATTGCGCACTACCGCCCAGCGGGTCTTGCGCTTGCCATCCGGTCCCGGCTCTTGCTGGCTGGCGCGGCGGAACATTTCGACGCAGCAGCACACCGACTTGCCCGAGCCGACCGGCCCACGCAGCCCCCGGAAGAATGTCGAGGACAGCATGAACGCCTTTGCGGTTGGCCCAGGCGGTTTATAGTTAAGGCTCATTATGACACATTGTTGCTGCCGCCGCCGCCCGGATTACTTGCGGCCCAGTTGATCGCACCGCTACCGACCGCGCCCGCGTCATAGGTTCCGGCAATGTCAGCAGGTCCACCCGCCTTCATGTCCAGCATTGTGAAAACATCGGCGCGCGAAAGCGGCTCGAAGGTCGGGCCGTCGAAAGTCCCGCTGTAAGGCAGCGTTGCGCCCTTGTTGCCGCTGGTGATGTTGTCGGTCAGGGTTGGGCTGCCGCCGATGTTGAAGCTGTCAGCGATATTACGTTCGAGGCGATGCGTTCCGCTGGTCGTGCCGTTTGAGCCGGTGCCAAGCGATAGCTGCGCAATGTTCCCGGTCAGGTTGGCGTCCGACTGGATAACCGTGTTGTTGAGTGCAACGCCGTTCTTGCAGTTCTCAACCTGGATCGGCCAAGTGCTGCCCGACGTGACCACCACGTTCCCGATGATAGTCGGAACGTAGAAAAAGCCGCTATCTACGCCGCTAGCCTTGTAGTCGCTGAGAAAGATGCCTTGGCCCAAACCGCCGCGCGAAGTGCCGGGGAACAAGATATTGCGGGAAATGTTGTAAGTGCAGTCCGCCTTCGCAGTATTTGTCGCCACGCCGCGAATAGCGTCTGGATGCGGTGCGCCGCTATCGGTCGATTTACCAACACAGTCAGAAATCACGTTATCATTGATGTTGTAGGTAACGACGTAACCTGTTTCTGTCGTGCTGCCCGCAGGAGACGTCGTAATCGCATCCGAGTAGTAGTAGCGAATACGGTTTCCAGAAATTGTTCCGACCGCTGCCGCGCTTTGGCTGACCTTCATCACAACCGCCGAACCGCTCCATTCGATCAGGTTGTTTGTGACCGTGATGTTGCCAACCGCGTTGTCGTTCGACGAACTGGTGCGGATCAAGCTGATCCCGTTGTTCGGGTAGTTGGTGCTAGTTGCGTAGTTACCGTTCGGGTCGCCAGTCACGCCGCGAATGTGGCAGCTATCAATTGTGATACCAGCCGCGTTATTCGCGGTTTCCCCGATGATATTAAACTTTGGTTCTGCAGCCGCCGTAGTGCGTAGGCGACGGAAAGTTACGTTGCGTGTCCCGCGAAGGCTGAACTTGTCAACGTCCGCATAGGTCGAGGTATCGCGGCAGTAAATCTCTAGGCCGCCAAAGTCAGCACGGCGAAGGCGGGTCGCTGTACCGTCAACGCCGGTCGTGATCGTCGCGCCGGGACGGATTGCAATTTTCTTGGCCGATAGCGTAGCGGTGGCCTGGGCAATAACCGTGTCCCATTCGCTTGTCTGGCGAACGTCCCACTCGTTAGCGGCAATCGTAATGTTCACTTGCTGGCCGTTGTCCAGAACCAGCGCGTAGGGGCCGAGGTTGAGGTTGGCCGTATCGCCCGCAGCCGATGGGACGATATAGCCGCCAGTGATGGTCCAGTGGCCCGAGGCGTCCCCGCTGCTGATCGAGGTGCCAGTGACCGCAACGCCGCCGTGGCCCGCAATGGTAAGGTTGCCGAAAGTGGTGGTGACTGGCGATGGCCCAGCGGCTCCGCGAAAGGCGGTGGTGCGCAGAACAGTCCGGATCGAGTTACGGCTCACCACACCGCCACGATGTTGGTCGCGGCCGTAGCCGCCTTGACCTTGTTGATCTGGAGCCAGATCCAGCTGCCAGCCGGAACCGAGGGGAACGTCACGGTCGCGCCGTTCTGCGTCTCGACCACCACGTTGCCAGCGCCGCCCACATAGAGGCCAGTGCAGTTGAGCACGGTCGCATCGCTCGGCGTCACCGCGGCCGCGTTACCAGGCACACCGCCCATATCCATCATTTGCGAACCAGCCATCAGGGATCTCCTTTGCAGAGCGCCTGATCCCAAAGCTGTCCCCCGCCCGCAATGGACAGGTCAGATTATGCGATACCGCAGGAAGCTGCCGGTCTTGACGGTAACGTTGGTGCCGCCCGTCTCGCTGGCCATCTGGACCTTTACCGTGCCGGAGGGTGAGGCGCCGGCCATGAAGTTACCCCTGATCCTTGCCGGATAGCTCTGGGTCGTATTGGGCAGACCACCGACAGCAGCCAGCAAGGCCGCGTTGATGTTGCCAAACACCAGCACCTGCGCGGTCCCGCTTGTCGGCATGACGATATCGGCCACCCCGTCCGTGCCGCCAGTGGGCCAGGCCAGACCGGGACGCGGGCCAACCGTGGCCGTGGCCGTGCGCAGCAGCAGCAGCGCCTCGAACTCGTATTGCGTGTTGGCGGCGGGCGTAAAGGCAAGGCCCGTCACATCAACCGCCGTGGCGCTACTGGTCACGAAGTCGCTGCCCAGCTTGAGATAGGTCCATGGATCAGCGCCGCCGCCCGGCGTGGCCCAGGTGCCATCCCCCCGCCAGAAGGTCGAGGCACTGGCCCCGGTGCCGCTGTTGAGCCGCGCCACAGCAAGGTTGCCGGTCAAGTCCGCCGCGCTGCCGGAAGTGGCGACAGTGGCCAGCGCGAGGTCGGTCTTGAGCGTGG